CGTTGTGGGCTTGAGGTCAAGACAGGTTATGACCTTAAAACAGCAAAACGCTCTATGAATTTGCTGTTTGCTGATTGGGCCAATAGAGGGCTAAACCAGTGGACTATTGTGCAAAGAACACAAACCTTTACTCAAGGAACTTCAGACTATACTTTGGGTGCTGATGTTATTGATGTTCTGTCTATGGTGGTGCGTCAAGGAACTGGCACAGACCAAAGGGACATCAGTATGTCAAGAATCAGTCGTGATGATTATCTGAATGTTCCTGACAAGAATACTCAGGCAAGGCCAACTCAGTTTTTTATTGATAGACAAATAACTCCTGTAATGAAAGTTTGGCCTGCCCCGAACAATAGTACGGATATTATTGTGTATGATTGCCTAACTAGGATTGATGATGCTGACACGGCGGTTAATACTATTGATGTTCCGTTCCGTTTTTATCCTTGCTTGGCGGCTGGACTTGCATATTATTTATCTGTAAAGCGTGCGCCAGAACGTACGCAATTGCTTAAATCAATGTACGAAGAAGAGTTTGACAGAGCCTTATCAGAGGATAGAGACAGGTCTTCATTCAACATAGCACCAAGCTTGCAGTATTACAGGGTAACATAATGGGAAAATATGCGGCAGGAAAATATGCTTATGGTATATCTGACCGCTCTGGTTTTCGCTATCGTCTAAAGGACATGCGCAAGGAGTGGACTGGGTTTCTTGTTGGTAAGGACGAGTACGAGCCAAAGCACCCTCAGTTAGAGCCAAAAAGAAGGGCTACAGACGCTGAAGCTTTGCGTGACCCACGCCCAGACCCAAATGCAGATGGCAATGACTATAAAGTGTTTGTCGTGTACACTAATGTTGGTGATGGTATTATAGGAAAAGAGTTAGATACATTTAGCGTCACAGCTAGTGTAGGAACGGTAACGGTGTCAGTATGAGTTACAATTTAACAGAACTTAAAACAGCGATTCAAGATTACACTGAAAACAGCGAAACAACTTTCGTGAATAATCTTGATAATATTATCCAGAACGCAGAGCAGCGTATTCTGCGGCTAGTAGACTTGGATTTTTTCCGTAAGAACGTTTCCGCCTCTACTTTAGCAAACAGCAAGTATATAGCTGCTCCTGTAGACTTTTTGTCTTCTTTCTCTTTGGCGATTACTGACTCTAGCGGTAACTCACAATTCCTTCTGCAAAAGGACGTTAACTTTTTGCAAGAATATTGCCTGACCCAAGCCAAACAGGATTTCCTAAATATTACGGAAATTTTGATGTTGATAATTTTATCCTTGCTCCAACTCCAGACGCTGCATATACAGTTGAGCTTCATTATTTTTATAGGCCAGCATCCATAACATCTTCCGCTCAAGAGTCTTGGTTGGGAGAAAATGCCCCTGAAACTCTTTTGTATGGTTGCCTTGTTGACGCATACACATTCATGAAGGGTGAGCCTGATGTTATACAAATGTACGAGCAAAGATTTCAAGAGGCCATAGCTAGACTTAAAAACTTTGGTGAGGGTATGGAGAATACTGATGCTTACAGGACAGGGTTAGTGAGGGTGCAAAAAACATAATTTTCTTATGGAGGGACAAAATGTTTTCTAGAAAAGTAACGTTAAACTGCTACACAGATAGGCCATACGCATATGAACACGCTAAAGTAAAAAAAGGTGTTGCAGACATACCTGAATGGTGGAAAAACTTGCCTCCGTCTGGTTTTAATTGGAAAGACAAAGAGCATTCAAATTATTTTACTTTGTTTTCGTTTAACACGATGCGTTCTTGTCCTGCGTTTATAGAGCTTTTTAGAAAAAGTTTTACTATATCTATGTGGTCGGATTTAAGGATAAACATTGGCTCAAGCGAAAACCCAGTGTGGAGTGCCCAATACTCTGACGCTGTTTCTCATGTATCTGCCCATGATGATTTTCAATGGGGGGAGTTTTTTAGCTCAAGAGACTACCAGCATTTAAAGATAACTCCGCCGTGGTACTTTAAAACAAGCAAAAACATTGACTTTGCTTGGGTTCCAGCAACTTGGAACCATTTAACATCCCCTCAAGAAATGATAGTTTTTCCTGGCATAGATAACTATAGCATTACTACGGGAACAGATATAAATATGGCCTTTAAAAGAGACTCAACGAAGGACACTGCGTTAACTTTAAAGTATCAGACTCCGTTAGTTCATTTAATTCCTATTACCGACAGAAAAGTAGAGCTAAAACATCACCTTGTTTCTTCTGAAGAGCTAGAAAAAATAAAAGCACACAACACAGCGATAACATTTGCTAATTCTTATTACAAAAAGAAAGATTTGCTCAAGAGAGGGAAAAAATGACAAAAAACTTAAATGGCAAAGAGGTAGCAATTGTTGCTCTGGGAGGAAGTTTCGCTGATTACGTTCTTTCGAGAATAAATTCAATTGCTTATGATGAGGTTTGGGGAATAAATAGCGTTGGGGCTGTGTTTCATGTAGACCGAACATTCATGATGGACCCAGCCTCAAGGTTTCTTGATGATGTAAAGGCTGGCACGCAGACAGGTGTGGGTCGTGAGTTTTTGCTCGAAACGCCGAATAAAGGCCCAATTTACTCGTGTTGCCTAGACGAAAGAGTGCCTGAAATTGTAGAATATCCACTAGAAGAAGTGGTGACAGATTTAACATTTTCTTACTTTAACAACACTGTTGCATACGCAGTTGCCTTTGCAATATACTCTAAAGTAAAAAAACTGCATCTTTTTGGGATTGATTTTAGTTACAAACAAAACCTTCATTTTGCTGAAGCTGGCAGGTCTTGTGTTGAGTTTTGGTGCGCTATAGCCCTTTCTAGGGGGATTCAAATACAAGTTGCGCCCAGGTCAGCTTTGTTAGATACTGATGTACCAGAAGATGAGAAACTGTATGGATACCATCGTCTTGACGACCCATTGATACAAAGAGTAGAAAAGGGTAATTTGGTTATTGCTAAAAGAAGTACGGTGGAAAAGTTAAAACAAGAGCGCTTGTCATCACCAGAGCCTGTTGATGGCACCGACCCTGTTTTGATAGGAAGACATGATATAAAGGGCGTGACTTACAATGATTAGTGTAGAGCTTGGCGTTGAGGTGGCAAAAGTAAGCGTGATGACCTCCGATGAGGGCGGCTTGTCATCCGAGCAAATAACAGAACTTGCTATGGATAAAATTCTTCGTGTCGCTGATACAGCTCCTCCTGCGATTAAAATGCAGGCGGATACCTTTAAACAGCAGATACAAGATGTAGTGCATCATTACATACAATTGGCAAAACGTGAAGAACGTGCTACAATTGCAAGTAAGATGCAAAAAGCTGGAAACAGCGAAATGGCTGACCTCGTTAGGAGAATATAACTATGGCTATTACACAAGCAATGTGTACCTCTTTCAAGCAAGAGCTTTTGACAGGTACGCATGATTTCACAAACTCAACTGGTGATACATTTAAACTGGCACTGTACGCTATTAGTGGCGGCGGAAAGTCAGCGACAACGGCTACATTGGGCGCAACGACCACAGCTTTCACCACAACAGGTGAAGTTGCCTCTAGCGGAACATATGCTACAGGCGGTGGTACGCTTACAAATGTGACACCTACAACAGATGGTACAACTGCAATCACCGACTTTGCTGACCTTAGTTTTACTACAGCTACTATTACAGCTCGTGGTGCGTTGATTTACAACTCAACAGACTCAGATAAAGCTGTTGCAGCTCTTGATTTTGGTGGAGACAAAACGTCAACCGCTGGAACATTTACTATTCAGTTCCCTACAGCAGACGCCTCTAACGCTATTATTCGTATTGCCTAAAGAGGCTTGAAATGGCGAATATTAGCGGCTGGAGCAGGGGTACATGGTCTGAAGGTGGTTATGGGGTGCCAGTCCCTGTAGCCCCAACAGGGCTGTCTGCTTCTGGCGCTATAGGTGATGTATTTATAACAGGCTCTGCGCTTGTAGCTGAAGATTCTGTATCTGGCACGAGTGCTATTGGTGATGTTACAAGTGAGGTTTTGCAAGTTGTAAAGCCCACTTCCGTCACAGGGACTGGGCAAACAACTTCCCCTGCTATTTTGGGTGATGCCAACTTTAGTATTACAGGGGTATCTGGAACAGTCGCTGTTGGTACGGTTGATGCTCAGTCTGTGGCAGAGGTAACTGGTGTAAGTTCTACAGGTAGTGTTGGAACTATCACCATGACGGGCACAGCTAATATAGTGCCTACAGGGGTCGAGGATACGGCTGAATTAGGCACTCCTACAATTCTTCTAACGCAAACTATTACCGCACCTTCTTTCTTGGCTACTGGTGCTTTAACCGCACCTACAATACTAGGTGATGCGAACTTTACCATCACAGGGGTAGAGGGCGCTATTTCTGTC